CTGAAAAAGCAGGCTTATCGCCTGCCATGTTACTGCAACTGAACCCATGAGAAAAGTTCTTTCGAACCTCCCATGGTAAGTCAGGTGCTGGATTCGTTTCTGCGAAGAAACGGAGCAGCATCTGCCAACCATCGGACTCATGTTTCACTGTAGGGGTCTTAAGCACTGGAACCAACCACTGCCTCTTTTGGAGGCCCTGGTGAATTCGAGTCTTAGTGATCCGCATGTATTCAGGTACTTCGGCGAGAGACGGACACCCCAAATGGAGTGACCTATCTGGAACCTTACCGTAAACACGGTAAAGCATGCCTACGATCAAGTCGTAGCTGCAGAAGTACTTCCTATCGTATAGTGAATTAGCATAGCTAATCCAACTAGCGTAGGACTCCGGGCTGGGCGTTGATGACCAGACAGTCCTTATTCGGACTGGTGTGACTATGGTGTCGTTAAAGGCATCCATACCACAGGACTCACGAAAGAGTCCACTGATGCAACTCTTATCGCGGTTTACTTTTAAACCAAACGATTCGAGCTGTTTCATTGCATTCACGGCGTAAGCCGTCGGAACAATGACATCATCGCCATACACTAGGATACTCCTTCGAGTATCCGCGTCGGGTGCTGCAGCCGTCAGGATAGCCCAGACAGTTAGTGCCAACACGGGGAAGCATAATGCTGAACCCATTGGCGCGAACTTCTTGAGCGTTAATATCCTGCCGTCCGGCAGCACCGTGGATGAGCTTCTTACGTCCTTGAGCACGTTAAAAACGTGCTCAGGGAATAAGAGGCGAACTAGATCAAGAGAAACGCGATCACTTGCCTCATTGAGGTCAAGTGTCGCGTACCTTCCAGTATGGGACCCTAAAAGGGCACCACGCTGATTCGGTCCTTGATCGGTGAAGAATACGTTATACTTAGTAAGGTGTAACGATTCAACGTGCCGAACCATACGACGCATAATACCTTGCTGTATCCATTGAAAATCAACGGGTTCACAAGATATTAAGCGAGGTCCGCGGGAATCTTTCGGAACAAGGATAACCTTGGCCGGAAGATCTTCGTCTTTAACACTTTTAAGGTGTTCGAGACGGTCACAGACATGTCCCAAGGATGCGTAGAAATACTCATCCAAAGGATAATGTTGCGTGATCCTATGACTAACGTTCGACCAATCGTACTTACCCCAAAGTCGTTGCTTA